GAAAATAATCATGGAGCAACCATGAACTACTATTCAATTTATCAGAGCCGCCAACACCATAATAAAACTCCACTCTAGCATCGTTACAGAATCGATCTAGTTCTGGAGTATTATCTTTACCGCGATCTCCACCATTAGCAAACACAACAGTATCTGCAATGTCGAGACAGGTCTCAATAGCTCTACATGCAGATCCATGTTCGTCATCTTCAACGGTAATCACTGCGTCTACCATATCAAGATGTCGAATGATCTCTGCTCTTTCTTTCCAAGATTGAAAGTACTGACCCTTCTTACGTTTCAACCACTCTTCAGTATTCAAACCTACTACGAGATAGTTTGTAAGTTCTCTAGCTTTTTTAAAGTAAGCAATATGTCCACTGTGGATTGGGTCAAACCCACCAGTGACAAGAGTTAGGATTCTCTTTTTTTGATCCATACTTGTCCGCTAAGTATTCTATGATTATACATTATAATTATCTACTTGACAAGGTAGGAAGTACTAGTTCAAATTCTTTGAGTATTTGTGCATTAGGATCTTGGTCCTTAATATTACAATACTCTAACCATCTAAGGTTTGTTTTATCTGGTTCCTTCAATCCTTTGCCATATAGTATTGTATTTACCCTATCATCCAAAGTACAAAATAAGTTAACTATGTGTTCAGATTTTTTTCCAATCACACGTTTGATTTCTTTTCTAGAAACTTTAATTTTATATCTTTGGAATTCAGTTCCATATATTGAATGGAACAATCCTGCCTTCACCTCATCCATGGATCTTCCATAGGAATATAACATACCAGACACTCTCATAGAATGTTTTAGAAGATCTTCATCTCTATGCGGAATCTTATCAGCACCAAGATTGATCATATAACTTATATAATCATCCATACTTGTGTGCTTCATGTATCCTAACAAATCGGTATGACTTTCTCAACTGCTCAGCAAGATAACTTGCGGTTTCTTTTGATTCTATGATCTTACAATCTTCTGGTTTATATAAACCAGAATCTGTCCAGCATACAACATACTTCATGAGAAGAATGACTCCAATGTATTTTTGCGTTCAATATCCCAACCAATACAATCTAGGATAGTTTTGATAGGTTCAAGGAACGACTTATTAAATTGTAACTCATAGTCAACACTCTTTTCAAGGTCAAGTTCTTTAGGGAAGTCGCCAATAAAAGAGATAACATTCTCATGCATCCAGTTAGGAGTTTTCAAATAACAGAACTTAATTTTCTCACCACTCTGAATGGCGGGATATTTGTTCTGCAACTTCTTTTGTTTAGTCCAGTGATTGTAAAGAATCGCACCACGAACGTGAATAGGACAACCCTTTTCATACATCGTAGCACTAGACTTCCACTTGTTTACATCAGATACACTACGTGGGAAAGCGATCTCTTCTGGTGGGAGGTTGGCAAATTCAGTTCTACTATTCTCAATGAAGTCAATCACATCATCTTCAGTAGCAGTCATCATTAGTTTGAGTGCATCCTTAATCATAACTCTGCAAGGAGCAGGGGTAGAAGTTTTAATAGCTTCAATACCCATGATTTTCAGTTTAGCTTTCTCATAACGTACACCTTCACTGTCCCAGACATTCAGGATGTATCGTTTCTTAGCAGTCCAAATACCACGATCAGCGATATTCTCCCGCTTCATGATCATCTTTTGATCGTAGGCGTTAACGTAGTCCGCCAGTTCTTGGTAAGAACTCTCAATATAAGGCTCAAGTTGTTTCTCACACACCTTGTTAAGGAACGCGACAACGCCTTCAGTAGTTTTCTCTCTTCCCTTGTATACAGCCTCAACCAGAGGACCCATATGCAAATAGATAGAGTCAGTATCAGAAGCAATAACATAATCTTTATCCTCAGTTTTTAGAATAGAATTCATCTTTCTATTCATTTTATTTTCAATCCAACGGATGCTTACCTGTCCCGACAGAGTGATGGCCTCTGCGTTGGCAAGTTTGTAGTACCTAAAATACTGGTTACCGATAGCGCCATAAGCAGAGTTAAGAGCAATCTTCTTAGCCATTTGTACGTTGTTGCACCTGGCAATCTCTTTCTCAAGATCTTTGGTAGGAGTTTTTTCATATGCTTGTTTAGCTTTGAGCATCCGTTTCTTGAAGATGACACGTTCGTTGTACATCTTCTCCATCAGTTCGGGCAAGAAACCTTTCTTGTCCTTACGGAACATCGCACCATTAGCACAGACAGCATAATCTTTGTACATCTCAAATGTGATGTCCTGATTCAATAATTTATCTACGGTAGCACTTGGATGTTTCTTATCAAGCAGAGTCTCAGGTGAGATATTATACTGCATAATCAAGTGTGGATACAGGGAGTTGAGGTCAAAAGACACAACCCAATCATAAACGCCAGGTTTAGGTTCCTTTACATATGCACCAGCATACTTCTCATCCTTTTGATTACGTTCCTTCTGTGGAATAACAATATTCTGTTTCTTAAGATAGTTGTAAATGATCGCATCCCATGTGCGAACCTGATAGGCAATATCACTGAAGTTTACCTTAGCGTCATATGCACGGGTGCAACACAGATCAATCAACTTGAGTTTATCCTCAAGACGGTCAACCAGTTCCACGTCAACGATGTTGTAATCTACAAACTTCTGCCAGTTCTTTGTATAGAAATCTCGGAAGGTATCAAACTCACTGTGGTCCAGTTTCTTCTGTCCCAGTTCCTGTGAGGCAATATGATCCAGTTTATAACTCTCTTGATTGGGAGTTGCAGGAGACTTCTTATACAGATCCAGATAATCAATAACAGAGATACCTGCTAGTTCAAAAGAAATGTTCTGTCTACCAGCAATAGTAAATTCATTCTTCCTAACAATACCCCAAGGAGAAAACTTCTTGGCAACTTTTTCTCCCATCAGTCGTTCTACACGACCAACAAGATATGGAATATCATACAGTTCACAGTTCCAACCAGTGATAACTTCTGGAGTATGTTGTTCCCACCACTCAAGGAAGATATTGATTAGACCTTCTTCATTATGGCAATCAATGTAACGATGATTCTTTTTATTGTTAGTTGTATATGGCCGCGTCCCCCAAGTAATAATTTCCTTGGTATTGTAATTCTGAATAGTGATGAGAAGAATCTCCTCAGCACAATTAAAGACATCGGGGAATCCACTCTCAGCAGATACCTCAATGTCAATAGTGATTAGATCAATCTTACTAACATCGAATTTGATTTCATCTTCAGGATACTTTTCAGAGATGTACTGGTGAACATATCGCTCATTGCCATATACATTGAATCCTTGGACCTGAGAATACTTATCAATAAATTCTCTACACTCCTTGATCGTACCAGGTTTTACTGGTTCCACAGCAACGTTATCTAATGTCTTCCACTTACTTTTCTTTTTTGTGGGAACATAAAACGTTGGATGGAACTGTGTCCTATCACTGAAGTGTTTTCCGTCCTCATATCCCCTGACCAAAATATAGTTTCCGATCTGAAAAACGTTGGTGTAAAACCTCATGTCGTAGCGAGTTTCAAGTATGCGTCAATTAGTGCTTTGTGTGGCTCAACGAGAGTTAGAATACTCTCAGATGACATCATCAATTCTGTGTCATCAGTATAGTCAGATAACCATGGAACAAGTCTCTCATGTGGAGGTTTGTCTGTCTCATGTTTACCTAGAATCTTATATGGAGAAGTAAGTTTACAATTAGGATCACCGATCTCAGCGCCAACTTCTTCAATAGCAGAGATCAAAACCTCATCATTTTTTAGAATGATGATTTGTACATTAGTGTTTTCATCCATCTTTTTGTTGTTCCATCCTATCTGTGTATGATTTTAGTACCATCTCGCAAGGTTCAGTGATGGCAACAATCCAATCTGGACTAATTGGAATTCTCTTTTCAGCAGAAAGAGGCATCCATGGATAATACTGAACACTGTATGTAGTCTCTCCCTCTACAGTATCCTCTGTGAGAAGTTCTGGATTCTCTATGAGCTTACAACAATATGCATTAGAGAGTACAACATACTTGATTTTATCTTCGTCGTCAACCAGTTCCGTCACATCAGCAATGACTTCTTCGTTAGATTTTAGAAGTACCAATTTGATAGACATTTAATTCTTTAATAAAAGTGTGGGGTGGGAGGAGGGATTACTTCGTACCCTCAAGTTATGGGAATCGCTAAAGCGAAAATTAGTACATAACAACAATGGTTCGGTCGGGGTTCTCTGGGACGGACCCAGCAGCGAGCACCACCTCTAACCATTTACATTACCCCGCCTAATTCCAACAGGGTTATTCAGTCACTCCCCGTTGAACCCGTCGATTCAACAAATATATTATGACACAAAAAAAGGGGGGTGTCAACTGGTCTTTGCCAGTTACCCCCTGCGGCGACGATATTCTTAAGTATTTATAAGTAATCCTTCCGTGCATGGTGGTCAGGCACTACTTTCCCCAAGTCAATCGTCAATAGCCCATCCTCAAAAGTAACTGATCTAACCTCCGTGTCGTCGCTGAGCGTCCAACCGCGGCTGAAAGTTCTTTGAGCAATGCCTCGATGGGCATATCTAGTTTCGGATTCGTCAGATTCTTTGTTTCCAGTGACGTAAAGTTTTCCGAATTCTGTGTAGACATTTACCTCCTCCTTTTTAAATCCTGCAAGAGCAATTTCTAAACGAGATTCTACGTTGTTAACTTGAACTAAGTTGTAGGGAGGGTAATTTGTCGTTTCATTTAGAGCAAAGAGACGGTCGAAATAATCGTCCATACCAATTGCATTACGGGTGATCTTATCCATTAATGCAGGAAGATCGGCCGTGGTATATCGTGTTAGGTTTCCCATTGTACTTCTCCTTTTAAAGCGAGATTTGATTGTGTGGACCCCGAAGGCATCCACTACTAATTATAATACTTTCGCTCTAAAACGAGGTGTTGCAAACCCTCTTATTGTGTTCGGTTAACTGAATGGCGGTCCCCAAATCCATGCAACCAAGACTTTTCTTGTCCCAGAAAGTACGGGTGTCACCCTATGATAGGCAAATGAAGGAAACATTGCAAAGAGTCCCTTCTGTTTTGGTATTTGGATTTCAGGAAAAAGTTCTAATTGTCCTCCCTCATATTCTGAGGGATCACTAAGTTGTATGACTATTGTTAATTTACGGGAAGGTGATAATCCTTCATTGTAATCATGGTGCCAGTCGTATCTCCCATCTTCATCTCCGTTATAGACAACATATTCAATGGTGTCAAGTACAGAAAGATTAAATCTATAGTAAGATGAATTTAATTTATGTGCTACATCACCTACTGCATTAAATAACCATCCCAATTCTTGACCATTTTCAAGAGTACAGACAGAAGATTTTCTATAATTTTCTTTATATTCTACAGTTCCCCCAGAATGAAGTTCCAGACCTTCAGTATATTGGAGGATCCAATTCAATTGTTCATTCGAAAACACACCTTCAGCATAGACAAAGGGTGACGAAGATCCCTGCGGTGGTGAGCAGGGAGGCATCATATACATTAAACTTCTGCTTTCTTTTTCTTGCCGATATTATACTTAGTCTCTAGAGTCCAGTCACCCTTATCCTTATAAGAAAGAACCTTAATTTGGTTCAATGGAGCAACATCTGACGTACTCTCTGGAGACACAATACTAATCAGTCCCCAATCTGATAGTAAATTAATAATTCTATTTCTACGTTGTACATCATTGAGAGTCAAATTAGCGTGCTTCCCATCCAACGCAAATAACTCTTTGAAGTGTACAATGTAATATCGGCCTTGCTTATGTAGAATGTGACATGACTGATAAATCTTTTTCTCTTTACGGGAGGCTACCCCAATACGAGTGAGAGTTTCTCGCACTTTCAAAAAGTCATCTGGTTCATTCAGAGTAACTTCTACCATTTGGTCTGGCGACCATGTAACTTCGGGTTCTGCAAATGCAGTCATTTCACACCTCCAACATTCAATCTGTCTTTAATAAATTTGAGTTGATCTTTATTTAAAATCTTCAAAGCCTGCATCGCCTTTTCATTACTATAGCCATAGTATTGTTTGACAGCATCAAGGTTTTGAACTTTATCCTTTCGGAGCCAAGGAGAGAATCTCTTCTTCTTCCTGATACTATTTAGATAAAAATCATATTGTAGTTTGTTGTCGAGGCCTGGATACTGATTGATCTCATTAGAAAACATGACAGTATCAACGAATCCAGAAAGACATTTATTGATAATAAATGCTGGATATTTCTTCTCTCTTAGAGGATCTTCTTCTAGGAGATTTTGTTTATTGAAGTTGATTGAGTTCAACCAGTCTTTGAGTTCCATTATCTAATGATGTCAATGTTTTCAGGGTTTCTATTCCAAGTTTCTAACTCAGTGCGTAAACGTCCATCCGCTTTAAGATTGTTATATCTATTTGTAGCTTTCTTTCTCCACCACTCAATTATGTTTTCCATGTGGAACTTGTCATAATTCTGCCCAGGACACAGATTTTCCTGTGTACCAAGAATAACTTCACGAGCATTGCTGAATCC